GCGTCCAACAACATCAAACTCGGCATCCCACCCTCGTTCACCTGAAACACACCCCACGTCGTGATCGCAGAGTAGTCAGCCAACTCAGACTTCGAAAACGCCGTGTCATAACTCTGTATGACATACTGCAACTCAGGGACCTTCGAACCCTCCCAGATCTTCCACCACTCCCGCTTCAAAATAGCGTTGTCCTCACCCGTAGGACGCTGCTGATACTGCGCATTCCACTTGCTCGGCGGAATCGACGCCTTTACCTTCTCCAACTCCGCAACAGGCCAGTACTCCGGCCAACAGGACTTCCCACTCGGCAAAATCGCAGGAAGCTCCAAAACTTCCCACTGGTCGGCTCGCGGATCACGGGCCTGAGCCCTAAGTAGTTGACCTGTCAAGTCTTTTTCTGACCATCGAGTCATGACCACGACTATGGCCCCCCCGGGCTGCAAGCGCTGGCGAGGACCGCCCGTGTACCAATCCCACGCATCGTCAAAACCAGAACTGCTCATCGCAGTCTGCTCTGAATGGAGATCATCGATAATCACAAGGTCCCCACCACGCCCCGCCAAGTTCGACCCCACACCAACAGCATAGTACATCCCGCCACGGTCCGTGTCCCACCGGCCACTCGCCTTACTGTCCGCCGCCAACCTCACCTCAAAAATGTCCTTGTAGTCGTCCCGGTCCAGCAAGTTCTTGACCTTCCGGCCAAAGCTAACCGCCAACTCCGTCGTGTGCGTCGCCTGAATGATCTTCATCGACGGGTTCCGTCCCATCATCCAAGCAGGAAACAAATAACTCGCAAACTCACTCTTCGTGTGCCGCGGTGGCATGTTCACAATCAACCGCTTCAGCTCACCACTCGCAATCCGCTCCAACTTCCCAGCAATCAAACGATGGTGCTCGCCAGCAATAAACTCAGGCCACATCGACCTCACAAACGACAGGAAATCCCCCTGACTACGCTCCCGGCGCTCAAGCTGCGCAAGCCTTAGCTGAAGTTTCAGAAGTCTCTCATCGCGGACCACGGACATCGGGGACTCCTTCTGTATCCGAAGATATACGACTAAACGCTGTTCCCACAAAATACAATATGGGGGCACTGGGTCCCAAGACCCTTTTCGCAGGTGTTTCATGTGAAACATTAGACAAATCGCATACCTCTGAGGATTTTAGGTACCATTTTTATTTTGGAAGTGCATTGTTTGTCACGAACTTGGCCCAAGCGCCCGTGCCCTCGGCCGCCCGGCCGCGCTGCGCGGGCCTCGAGGTCGGGCTGCCGGCTGCGAAGCCGGGGCGGCTCTATTGCGGCCGGGGCCCCGGCGCCGGGGGCGCGCGATGCGCGGCCCGGGCGGGGCGGGGCGCGGCCCGGGGGCAACCGGGGGTTGTGCCTGGTCGACGCCCTGGCGCAACCGGGGGTTGTGCCTGGTCCGGCAACCGGGGGTTGTGCCTGGTCGACGCCCTGGCGCAACCGGGGGTTGCGGGCCCGGAGCTCGGCGGCCCGGAGCTCGAGCTCGAGCTCGGCGGCCCGGAGCTCGGCGGCCCGGAGCTCGGCCCCCGGCAAAGCGAAACCCCGCCCGGGGCAACCGGGCGGGGCGGGGGCAGCGCGGCGCAGGGGGCGCGCGTCAGGGGGCGCGGTGATCCGGCTCCGGGGTCCAGCCCGATGCCAGAGCGTCCTCGATCTCCTCCCACCAAGTCACGCGCCAGTCGATCTCGAGGACTGGCAGCGCGCCCCGGGCCGCGAGGCGCGCCAGAGAGGCGGCGCGGGCGCGGTCCAGCGCGGCAAGCTCGGCGCGGCAGCGGGCGGCGATCTCGGCCAGCGCCTCGCGGCGCGCGGGGCCGCGCGGCATGTTCTCCGCCGCCTCATCGCAGGCGAGAGAGGCGGCGCGGTAGATGGCGCGCTGGCGGGCGGTGTAGCGGTCGGGGGTCATGCCGCACCCCCTTCCGCCGCCCGCGCCGCCTTGTCGGCCGCGATGTCGGCCGCAACCGCCTCGTCGGCAAGGTCCGCCATCCGGCGGAGCTCCTGCCATGCCATTTCGCGGCCGGGGTTGCGGCCGTCGGCCGCGATCTCCACCAGCAAGGGCAGAATGCCGCGCCACGTCGGCGTCATGTCGATAACGCGGGCGGTCATGCCGCACCCCCTTCCACGCGGCGCGCGGCCGCGATCAGGGCGAGATCGGCCGCGCGCGGCATCTCATACCGCCCCGCGTCATACGCGGCCAGAAGCGTTGCGGCGCTAAGGCGCGGGCGGTCGCGCAAAATGCCCTCAATCAGGCGCGCGTGATCAACAAAGGCGATATCCCCGGTCGCGGGGTCGCGGGCCGCGGTGATCGGCTGGCCGTCGGCGGCATACTTGCGGCCGGTGTTGAAGGCGAGAGTGTCGGTCATTGGTAGCGTCTCCGGGGCGGGATTGCCCGCGACCCTTGTCGCATATCTTCGCGGGCAGCGTCAACAGACACGCGCGGCGCGCATCGCGGGGCAGGGGGGGGGGAAGGGCCGCGGCCGGTTTCAGTCTAGCGCGGGCGGCGCTTGCGGATATTCAACCAATCGGTTGAATATCGGCCGTTGTGCATTTATGCACAGACCCCGCGCCGGTTGTGCATTTATGCACAAGGCAAAAGAAAACCCCCGGCGCGCGACCGGGGGTTCGAGATCGAGCGCGACAAGGCGGCGGGCGGTGTTACTCGGCGGCCATGCGCGGGGCCGCGTCGGCCGCCTTGCGCGTCATGCCGTCGACAAGAAACCGCAAGGCGGAAGCGTCGCGCGGGTCGTCGCCCCGGCGCGGCATACACAAGCCAAAGATATCGTCGCGCCCTTCGAAAGTGACAACCGCGGGCGACGCGCCACAATGGTGCAGATGGGGGTGCGACGCGCGGCCGCCGAGCAAGGCCGCGGCCTTGCGGAACCCTTCAAGGTAGGACGAATCGAATTGCGCGAGCTTGCCAAGCTCGCCCTTGCCCGTCAGGTCCGGCATGACGCGGTGCCATGCCGGGAAGCTCCCATCAATCGGGCGGAAAAGCGTATCGCCGAGCTGCCAAGCGTCGCCCCGGCGCGCAAGCTCAATACCGGGCGTTTTGTAACCCTTAAGGGCGCGAGCGATAGCGTCGGCCGGGATGATAAACCTATCGCCCGGGATGACGGCTTCCACGCGCGCGACCATAAGGCGGTGGCCGTCGGTTGCGACAAGGTGCGACGTCGGGCCGTCAGGCTCAACCGACACTCCTTGCAGATAATAACGCGTCTCCTCGGCGCTGCACGCGATCGCCACGGCGCGAAGGATATCGGCGGGAAGGGTCACAGAAAAGTCAGTCATGGCAGGACTCCAAAGCAAAGGGGGCGGGATTGCCCCGCCCCCTGCATCGCATATGCGGCGCGGCCGCGTCAACCTAATTTTACGCGACCTTATCTAGCAGGGCGCCCGCCCGCTTCTCTAGGTCCACCCGGTCGTCCTGATGCGGGACGTCCCGCGCAATTGCGGTGATCGCTTGCGCCGCATCCCAAACCGACGCGATGGGGCGCTCTTCTTCTTCAAGGTGCCGGGCGGCGGCGGCGCGCGCAAGGCGCTGCGAGAGCCCGGCGCGCTTCACAAGGAATTCAAAGCGCTCATCGTCATCTTTGGCAATCGTCGCCGACTGCGCCGCGCGCACCCCGTCTAGCAGCTTAGACGTCGCGCCCTGCGCGAAAGATTGCAGGGCCGGGCGCGCCTCGGCCGCGAAGCGGTCGGGCGCAAACTTAGTGTGCCGGAGCTTGATTTCTTGGAAATTCTCCACGCCCCAAAGATTGCGGTTCATGCAGACCCCGCGCAGATACATCGCCGCGATGCCCGCCGTCTTGCTCCCCGTCTCTGAATTCCAAGCGTAGAAACCCCGAAAGACAAGGTCAGGCTCCCCGTTGGCGAGCTTGCCAATCTCGATGGGGTTCCGATCATCGACAAGGAACACGAACACATCGCGGTCGGACGCAAAAAGGGTCGTCGTTTCGAGAGTAACCGGGATTTCGGGATCATAAACGGCCAGACCCTTGCGGCTGCCGGTCATCATGCCCGGCACTTTCCAGCGGCCATCGCTGGCATCAACAAGGCGCTTGATGGGCTCGATGATTTCCCAATCGTGAATCCGGCCATAATCCGGCCCGGTCGCGGCGCGAAGCTCGCCCGCCGTCGCGCCCGCGTCGGTGTCGTAAACCTTCACAAGCTCTTTCCCCCGGTTATACCGCAGGCCCCATTGAAGGCAATCGGCGGCCAGCGGCGCAGGCAGATCGCGCAGGTATCCCGCAGGCGCGCCCGCAAGTTGCGCGACCTGTCCGAAGCTCCAATGGGTCGGGGTCGCGGCGTTCTCCTGCCGGTTTTCATCGGTATACTCGATCAGGACGGAGCCGGTCGTCGGGTTGGCCTCGTCGATGTCGCCGACCACCTTGATTTTGTGGGTGTTGACGATCCGCGACGACAGGCGGCGCGCGTCGGTTTTCTTGTGCGCCAGCATCGCATCGAGCGAAAGGAACTTCTCGTCGGCCGGACGGCTCCACCACTGCGCGGACACCGCGCTGTTGCCGATTCCGTGGGCGAAAGCGTTTGTCTGGTAGGTCATGGCAGTTGCTCCAAAGCTAAGGGGGGCAGGATCGCCCCGCCCCCTCTGTCGCATACTCTCGCAGGTCCTGCAAGCGGTTTTTTGAAAAATTATCTCCGCCGCCTGTTCCCGTTTCTAAACCCGCCTCGCCGCGCCTTGGGCATCGGGCGGCGGCTGGCCTCGTCCCATGCTTCGCGGCCGTATAGCAGGCGGCCGAGCCAGTCGATCAGGAAGAACACTGCGCGGCCTCCCTTGCAGGACGATAACCGCACGCGGCGGCAATCTCCCTCTCGCGCTGCGACAAGGGGCGGCGGGCCTCAATCTCGCCCGCCATCCTTCGCACCTCTATCCGGTGAAAGGCTTCCACGTTGTCACGCTCAAACTGACTGCGACACATCGCCAAGACGGAAGGCAAGGTTGCGTGCAGGGCGGGGATTGTCCAAGGCTTCTGGTGTGTCATTCGTCACCCTCCGCACGCTCGGGGCCATCGGTGCCGCGCCCGGTCCTGTAAAGCACGGCCCGCGACACATCGCGCAGCGCGTGCGTTATTGAGGCTTCGGCGCCTTCCTTGCTGGCATAGGTTTCTTCCGACACAATGTAGTATCCGCCAGAGACGCGGGTTTCTACTTTCCAAAAATAGTCGGCCATTGGTAGGGTCCTCCGATCTCGCCGCACCATCGCGGCCCGCAGAAGGTATGCGATCAGATGCGAGAGATCAAGGCCAAAACATCGCCCCATGGGACCGGCCACGACCACGACCCGGCGGCGGGGTGACGCAGGCCGTCCGTCCGCAGGGATACAGCGTCGCGGCCGTGGTATAGGTGCAGCGCCCGAGGCCGGTCAGACGCTGCCGCCTGCTCGATCAGGACCCAGACGCTCGCATGAGCGTGCCGGGTGTGCCACGCGACCTGATGGGGGCTAAGGTCTACCGCATGCCCCGCGGTCGTTTTCAGTTCGACAAAATGGAATCCGCCTGCCTCGTCACAAAGCAGGACGTCAGGCACGCCCGGCGTCGCCCAAGTCTCAAGCCTCGTCGTCGTCCACTTCTTCGGCGAGGTCGATATCCCCTGCCGGAACGACGTCCAGAGGCGGCTTTCCTTTGGCTTCGACGGGCGTGACATCGACCACCGTTCCTTGCAGTTCTTGGATGGCGCGCAGCACTTCTTCCTTGCTCATCGAGTCGATGCTGCCGTGCCGAATTTCTGACTTGCTGACGTAGATATTCCCGTGCGCCATGCCGCGCCGGACCTCGGCCTGAACGGCGGCAGAAAACTTACCAGCAGCCAGCGCCTGATCGCGGATTATCTGTAGGTCGCGCAGGTGCCGCTCGAAACTAATCCCAAACTTTTCGTCCAGTTCCTGCCGATACTCCCGAATCCGTCTCACGACGTTGGGATAGTATCGCGGGTTCATAAGCTCGTGGGCGGCCGCGTGGGCGTTCTTGGCAGAGTAGCCCGCGTTGATGGCGGCCTGCCGGGCGGTGATCTGCCCATCCTTGGAGACAAGCTCCTTCACGAACAGTTCTTGCTTCCGGGTCAGGGCCCGACCCGGCTGGGCCTTGGGGGCATCCTTCGGCCGGGTCATCCGATACTTCTTGTGCCGGATGCTCTGCTTGACGGACAGGGCAGAGGAGAAGTCCGGGGTCATGTCATCGTCTTTCATGGCTCATCCCATCTTTTCGCATAGGGTCGCAGGCTTCCGAGGGGTCAAAAAGCGCGCCATATATATATGGCCAGAACTCTCTCGCACCGAAAAATTTTTTTGGACCCCCCTTAACGCACTTTCGCATTTTTCGCCCCCCGGCCCTTTTCCGGCCCTCCCGGCCCCCTCTGGGGAGGGTTACGGAGGTTACAAATTACAAAAACCTCACTTAGCTACTTTGTGAAACGATTATCTCCTTATATATAAAGGGAAAATCGAGATCGGTAACGGAAAAACATGGGTTACGGGCATTTAGAAAATTTTCGGTCCCAGTGGAGTTTGGCTCTATATATAAAGGCCCGTGATCCGCGGTCCGCGCTACGTCTCCCCTGCACCAAAACCCGCCCATCACGCCCCATCCCCTTGATTTTTAACGAAATCCTCCATGGCTATCACTCTATGGTATGAGGACCTCGCTGCTTCTTTGGGGCTGTTTCTGAGGAAGGCACCGACCCAAGCTGGTGAAACTTGGACCTTGTGGAGTGCTTCGAGTTGCTCGGAGATGTGTTCGTGGGCTTCTTTTTGTGTGAGCCCGAGGCTTTGGAGTCGCCCCATGGTCCGGCAGAGCTTGAGTTGGATGTAGGTGACGTTCTCGATGGCGGCGGCGGTCATGTTTGGTCTCCTCTGGCTGCCGCTGCCAACTTATTATTATTCTTTCTTCGCTGCAAGCGGTCCGCAGCAAGCGGCTACGCCCTAACGACAGTCCAGAGCGCCTTGAGTGCGACGCCATATCCTCTTCTGGTTTCTGGGTCGAGGTCGTGGACTGGGACGATGGTGATGAGTTTTTTGGCTTGGAGTCGTTTGAGTGCGGCGTTTGCTGCTTGTCTGGATATGTCGAGTTTTTCGGCGACTTGGATGGTTGAGAGGCCGCCAGCGGCGCCGGGGCGGCCTGCGGCATTTTTGGCTGCGACGATGAGGACTTTGACGATGAGTTCGTCTGTTGGGCTTGTTCCGCCGGGTTTATATTGGACGTGCTGGGCCCGGATGATGAGGGCTTCTGCTGTATTCGAATGGCCCGCTGGGAGCGCCGCCAGAGGCCCATGAGCGCCTTCCCGGTGGGGTGATGGCCTGAGCGGCAGGTAGGCCTCTGGCGGGCCTCCTGAGGGCCTGCGAAGGGGACCCTCTGAGGGCCTCCTGTGAGCCTGCGTCGTAGGGCCGGGCCTTGGCGCTGCCTTACTGTTCGACGGCGGGGTTGCCGTGAGCCGTGGTCCGCGGTTTGTTTTGGTCATGGCGAGTTCTTCGGCTCGGTGCCTGAGCATGACGGCGGCGATTTGTGCCTCGAACCTTGTGGCTTGGTCTGGCTTGACGTTGTAGGCGGGGACTATGATGTGCATGGTTCACTCCTGTTTCGGTAGGGTGGCGGCTTTGACCCAACGGGCGAGCAGCGTGCTGCTGCTTGCGGCTTTGTCTCCTCCGACGCCAAAGGCGAAGGACACGCGGGGGTGTTCGCCGAACTTTTCGATTTCTGGGGTGTTGTCGATGCCTCTGTCTCCGCCGTTGGCGAAGATGAGGTGCGCGCCGGACCACATCCTGAGCGCCCGCTCGATGGCGTGGCAGGCTGTGTCGTCGCTGTCGTTAAAGAATAGGACTGTGTCCACGACGCGCAGGGCGCGGATGATGTTGGCTCGATCCTTGCGCGGCATGAAGGCGGCGCCCTTCTTGCGGATCAGCCAGTCGTCGCTGTTGATCCCGACGATCAGCCTGTCCCCGAGCGTGGCTGCGGCGTTCAGGTAGTCCAGATGTCCGACGTGCAGCGGGTCGAAACCGCCTGTGACCAGTGAGACATACATCAGTCAGCCCTCCCGCCCCGCAGAATTATTTTTGTCCCGTCTGCCATCACCACTCCCCCGTCCAATGCTTCATGCCGAACTCCTTGTAGAGGTCGCGCTTGGCCAACTCGTGGGTTGTTTCGACGCCCGCTGGTAGGTCGGATTTTCCGTAGGAGCTTAGGGACCTGTCTACGTCGCCTCTTTGCAGAATCGTGTTGTAGGGGGGCTGCTCTCGGTAAGTCGCCATGAACGGCATTGAGGCGATATGTTCGCGCAACTTGCCCATCACCCACGGCCCGCAGCCGGAGTCGATAATATGCCCGGTGAGCGCCCTTGTCGCCGCGTGCATGAAGGTCTGCGGTCCGAGATAGTAGGTGTTTGTTTGTCCGTTCAGGCGGCGCGCAATATACATGTCCGCGGCCAGTTTGAAGGCCGGATTGCCGGGGGCCGTCGCCATGAAATCCTGACTGAAGTCGTGGTCGAGACATGTCGGCAGCACCCAGTTCACGCCTTCTGGAATGACAACGTCGAGCGGCGTGTCGCAGATACGGTCGATGTCGCAGTAGACCCCGCCCTCTTCGTAGAGTTTGATGAGCCGCCACAGGTCTGTCTTGGTCACGATGTGATCGTCGCGGATCACGTTCCAGACGTTGCGGCCGAGATGGAACTCTAGGTATTCGTTCACCTCGGCATCCTCGTGGATCGTCACCGTCCAATCGGGGTTCAGGTCGATCAATCTGCGAAGGCCGAGGTTAACGAGAACGGCTTGACTTTTAACTATTTCCTTCGTCGGCCATGTCATGTGTACATGCTTCGGTACCACTGGTTTCTCCTCCTTCTTTTTGTTGGGTAGTATTCGTCCAGCTTCCCGTCCTCGACGGCGCAGCGCAGTAGCTCACGGGCTACATTCGAGAAAGGCTCGCCGCATCGCTCGGCGTGGGCATTGATGGCGTCGAAGACATGTTGGTCCATCATGATGCAGATGCGGGGGTCGCTGTCGTCTGTCAGGTAGTGGCCTTCTGCCATCAGATTTGCTCCCCTCTCCGCCAACGCGCGACTGTCTCATCCCCGACGACCTTGCTGAGTTCCTCACAGAAAGGTCCTAACGTTTTCTCTCCAATGCTCCGGAGCAGTCGCAGATCGTTGAATTTCCACGCACGCATGAAGTCAATGACCTGCATGTCCCGCCAATCTTCTAATTTCCACAACAATTGCAACTCCAATTTCCTCTCCATCTTTCGCTGGAGACGAAGGGAACCAAGGGAGCCTGCGGATGCCGCCTCTCTGGCCCTGACGTTGCCAGTCGCCCGCTCGCATCGCGCTACCATCTGGCGAACGCGCTCTTGGGTGACGCCAAAGGCTTCGCCAACTTTACGCAGCGTGGCTCCGTCCTCTTTCCTCATGCGGTATACCTGCCAGTGTTTGTCTGACAACTCGTCGGCATAAAACGACATCACACATCCTTCCATGGGTTAGCCGGGGGCGGCTCTGCCTGCGGCGGGTTCTTCAACGCCTGCGTGATCTTCCTGATCTCCTCCGCCTTGGTCGTCATCGGCCCGGACAGTTCAGGGTCCACTTGCAACAAGCGGTTTGCTGCTCTGCTCCACAGGTCACGCCAGTATTCGGCGCGCTCCTGCCAGAACGTGGCTTGCTGCCGCAGTTCTTGGATTTCGCGCTTGAGGTCGTCGGTCATGGGTTGTCTCCCCTCAGTTCTGCGAGGGCAGCGCGGGCGAGGTCATAAGGATCGTCGGCATAGGGGGCTTTGCCAGCGATCTTGTCGAGAGCCTTCACCGCCTTCGCCAGCTTGGCCTCCAGCGCCTCAATGCGGTCGGCTGTTTCGTCCCAATCAGCGGCTAACTCGGCGTCCTGTCTCGCGCATTTCTCGTGGTCCAGATACAGACGAACAGCGTAGGTATTGGAGGGACTGCGATGACCCTGATCGAACAGAAGGCGCTGGCCCATCAACGCAGCCGCCACAGCTTCGTTATTGGCTTGAATAAGTCTCTCATGTTTCGCCCTATCCCGCAGCCGCTTCACCAGATCGTTGTCGTCGGTCATTTTTTGTCTCCCTCAATCTCGGCCAGCGTGACAGTCGCGCCACGACGGTAGTGAGACACGTGGCGATATCCTATTCTGTCGTCCCTCATGGCGGTCAACCGTTCCACCGCAATCGCCAGCTTGGCCTCTGCGCCCAACAGCGCCTCAATCCGAGCCTTCGCCTTGTCGCGCGCGTCCTCCGCGCCCATCATCCACGCAAGCGTCAGGTCGCAGTCCTCTCCCAGCGGGCATTGCTTCTTGGTCATGGCTTCGGCTCCTCGATGAACTGCGCGGGGTCTAGCCGGCGGATGTCAGCCGCCTCAAGCGCCAAGCAATTTGCCTCACCGCAAGACTCCCAGCGCAGGCGGTTGTTCCTGTGGCTGCATTGTAGAACCGTCTCCCTCCCAGCGCAGGCACAATCAACAGACTGTGCCGCCCCCCCAAGCGCCCGCTTGATCGCGGCCTCCACCAGATCTTCGCGGATGTAAAGCCAATCCGTTTCATGCGGGTCTCGATGCCAAGTCTTGTGTATTGGATCGATGCCAATCCGTTTCGGTGCTTCACTCATCCCTTCTCCTCCTCATGCCCTATCGGCGTTGCCGGGCTGGCGTCGATCATGGCCAGCACAAGATCAAGATGACGCTCGGCCCATGCTTCGGCGCTTCTATGCATGGCTCTGATCCATTTCAAATCGTTCCGCCACCCGCGCCAGCGCGAGATCGGGTGACGCTGGCAGCCGATTTGCAGAGTGTCAGCGGTGTAGGTCACGGGCCATTCTTCAATCTGCATGGATTTGACCTCGCTCATGTTGCCGATGCAATCATTGAGGTTCGCCCCGCGCAGGTTCGCCCCGCCCAGGTCCGCTCCGCCCAGGTCCGCTCCTTGCAGGATCGCCCAGCGCAGGTCCGCCCCGCCCAGGTCCGCTCCGCTCAGGTCCGCTCCGCGCAGGTCCGCCCCGCGCAGGTCCGCTCCGCTCAGGTCCGCTCCGTGCAGGATCGCCCAGCGCAGGTCTGCCCCGTACAGGTTAAGCCCGCTCAGATCCTCGCCGGATAGATCAAGCATCCGGCCGCCTTCCTTGCCCCACAAATGCAGCCTATGCAGCCGGATGCGCTCGTCGAGTTCCTCTTGCGTCATCACACTTCCTCCGTGAAATACTGCGGCGGCAGGCCTTCTACCCACTCGCGACGGACCACGGCGATGCGGCCATCTCGCGCGTAGATGTCGGCATCATTGCGAGTTGACCACCAGTGCCCGAAGGGGCCGACGCAATAGTCATTCGCCCAATGCACCTGCTTCTGCGGCGCGTCTTCCTCAATCGCAGCGATCTCATCCATCGCGGGTTCATACTCTAGCGTCCCGACCTGCTCTTCCAACGCCTCAATCCGCTTTTGCAGCGGCTTGAGGCGGTCTTCGTGGATGAACTCCACGATCTGTGCGATCCTCTGCGCGATGGCGTCCTCGATCACGCTGTTACGGATCAGGTCGCGCGCCATCTCTCTCATCTGTGCGTGCCTGTCGCTCACAGATTCCCCTCCAGCTTCTCAAGCCGCGCCTTCATGTCGAGCAGAAACTCGAACAACTTGATGTAGAAGTAAGCGTCAGGCCCGGACGGAAACCCGAGCAACTTGGCGAGACGCTGCGCCTCTTCGATATCCTCGCTCACAGCTTCCCCTCCTGCATCTTCCTGAACACCGCCTTGAACGCCTCGATCACGGCCCGCTCTACTTGCTCCTTGGTCATTTGCTCACCCCCAAATTGCTCGGCCTCATCGGCGGGATCGGCACCGGCTGACGCGCTACACGCAGCCCCTCTGGCCTCGGCGGCGGGATCGGAACAGGCTCATACAGCCGGTGCGTCTCGCACACCGTCACCGTGCCGGGCTCCTCACTGGCAATCAGACCTTGCACCGCGCGGCAGTGATCCATCTCGGCGTAGACGCCGACGTAGCCTTGCCAACCTGTGGATAGGCCAACTGTCAGGATTGTCACACTCAGCACGCTCATGTTCTCACCTGTCCAGATTGTTTTGCCAGATGCAGCATCACGCGCGTCAGCGCAGCGCTCACATTCGGCGGGATTACATCCCGATGCTCCTGCATCGTCAGCACAACGCCAACGCTCGGGAACGGCAACTGCCACACGACCTGTCCGTCATCCTGTGCTGTCACCGACGCTTCCATTTTCAGTAAGGGCACGGTTCACCCCTCCTATACGCAGGCCCGCTCACCTCGCTCGGGTCCTTCTTCTCAGACCTCGGTACTCGGACCTCGGGCCTTACACCTTGTTGCCGCAGTTCCTCTTCTAGCCACTTGGGCAGCGGCTCCTCATGCGTTGCCATCCCCATCCTCTCCATTGTTGATCGGCTCCTGCACTATCCGCGCCGCGATCTGCGCGAGCATCTTGATTTCGTTCGCGCGCATGACATTCCAGTAATTGCCTATCGTCTTGTCGGTCTGGATCAGCTCTGCTACGCGCTCGATCCTGTTGAGCGCACTGAGCAGGTCCGTGATCCGCGGTTCGTGCCACTTGGCCATTGGTTTGCTCCTTAGTGGACACCGCCGGTGAGGTTTCGGAGGTGTTTTGTTGCGTCGATGATTGCGTCGTATTTTCCGGATGCGAGGACGGCGGCGAGTTCGACGACGAGTTCTTTGTATTCCTCGGGTGTGACGTTGTAGATGGAGCACATGACGACGATCATGGTTTCGATATCGCCGAGGTCTGCCACTTCTGGCAGGGCGTGGATGAAGGTGTGCTGTTCTTCTTGGGTTATCATTGGGGGGCTCCCATGAGGGCTGCGGCGGCAGCGGCGGGGGACTCCGCCCTCTCCAATTCTGCCTTGTACATCTTGAGATCGAGCAGGAGTTCTGCCTTTTCGGTTGAGAGTCGCGCGACGGTTTGTTGGAGGCGCGCGATTTCGTTGCGTTGTTTGTCTACTTTGGAGCGGAGGCTGTTGAGTTCGGCGTCAGATTGTGGGGCTTGCATCGTCTGGTTCCTCTTCTTCGTCGGTGTCTTCTGCGCGCAGTTCTCCGCTACCGAAGCAGCGCTCGCACTCGCAGTATTTGGTTGTGAGGTACCCGTATGGGTTGCTGAAGGAGGCGTGGACGGCGACTTCGTACTCGACTTGGCCGGTCCCTTCGCACTCTGGACAGGTGATCTTGGTCATCGCGGGCTCCTTGGTAGGCGTCCTCGGACCATCGCATCGGTATGCGATCTTGTCAAGCCCCTAAAATCGACAAAAACAAAAGAAATGGGCCCCGGTACTCGCGCACCGGGGCCCTGCGTAGCCGTTTGGAGTGCCCTACCAAGACACGCCCCCTACCTACGCGGTCTTGCCCCTCGTGTCAACATGGGTGATGCGGTTTCGCGCATATTTTTTT